TTCGTGGTCTATAACAACGGTTTAGGCAACAAGCCAATTCTGGGTGTTAAGTATGTGGTGGATGAAAACGGAGTGGTACATTACAGTTGCTATTCCGATCATGAGTATTTTGAGATTGTGGAGTCGAAGGTTGTTTCCTACGACACACATATTCTGGGTGAGATTCCGATTATCGAATATCCGTTGAATATGGCAAGGATCGGTGCTTTTGAACTGGTTATCCCACTTCTGGATGCAATAAACTTGACGGACAGTAACCGTTTGGATGGAGTGGAGCAGTTCATTCAGGCATTGATGTTATTCCACAACGTAGATATCAGTTCCGAAGATTTTGACGAACTCCGGGAAAGAGGGGCAATCAAGTTCAAAGACATTGATCCCCAGTTGAAAGCAGAGATCAACTACCTTGTAAGTAATCTCAATCAGGGTGAGACTCAGACCTTGGTAGACCATATGTATCAGACAGTGCTTACCATCTGTGGTATGCCGAACCGTAATGGCGGTTCTTCTACATCCGATACTGGTTCTGCCGTCATCATGCGTGATGGTTGGTCTGCTGCCGAAGCCAGAGCAAAGGACAGTGAGTTGATGTTTAAGAAGTCTGAGAGAATTTTCTTGAAGGTGGTTCTGAACATCTGCCGTACTCTTGCTGATATGGACTTGAAGGTGTGCAACGTAGAAATCCGGTTCACACGAAGGAACTACGAAAACATTCTTCAAAAGGCACAGGTGCTTGATCTGATGCTGAAAAATAACAAAATTCATCCACGTCTTGCTTTTGAGCATTGTGGATTGTTTGTAGATTCTGACCTTGCATACACATTAAGTGCTGAGTATGCAGAGGAACAGGAGCAAAAGGCACAAGAGTTGTTTGAGCAACAGCAAAGAATGAAACAGGAGGGAAATGACGATGACTCCGGTAATAACGAAGGAAATGGTGGAGCAGATGGAAAGTCTGCTGAAACACGGGAGCAGAGTGGAAATACTGATTGAGCAGGGTAAGATCACCATTGTTGAAATCAAGCGAAAAATGAAGATGAAAGAGTAACGCCGGGACAAAGGTTCTGGTGAGTCCAATGGGACTGTGAGTGTAACAACTCATAGTCCCTTTTTATTTTGTCATGAACAAAAAGACACTTTCCAATTACATTTTAGCGTTTGATGAAATCAATGCACTTACCGCTGTCAGTTATAACACCGCTTCCGAAACTACAGAGGATCAGACCGTACAGGTCAGTCAAATAGCAGATGACATTTTGTCACTGCTCATAAATGCCTACCGCAAGGGCGTACAAGCCGCTTCGGAGATGCTTGCTTATGATCTGACCGTGGATGTGAGAAGCATGGATGAAGTCATCTACTTGGTGATTGACGGTAAGACATTTGAGGACAGGGTTGCAGATCATGTCCTCTCAGGGGATTTACAGGGGCTACAGACTCTTGCTGAATCCGAATTTCACAGAGTATACAACGCTGCGGTTCTGGATGGAGGACACCAGTACCAATCCAGTGTTGGATATGGGGTGACAAAGAATTGGTACACGGTTATGGATGACAAGGTGCGGGAAACGCATCGTTATCTGGAAGGTGCTTCGGTATCTTTGGATGAAGAGTTCTGGACATTTGACGGAGATCATGCAGCTTACCCCGGAGGGTTTACAAAAGCTGAGAACAATGTGAACTGCCGATGCACCGTGGAACTACACATTGATGCAGAGGAAGAGTGATCTGCTTCCTTTACATACATGGTGAGGGAACACCTACAAAACGCAAACTCAGACAAGAGGATAAAACGGAAATCATGGTGAGGGAACACCTATAAACGCAAGGAGGACTATTATGAGTTATTTAAGTGATTTGCTTGGGGATGCCTATAAGGAAGGTATGACTGAGGAAGAGATTTCCACTGCATTGCAGAGTGCGGGTGCAGGAGCGAAAGACAATGAAGCGGAAGTGAACCGCCTGAAAGCACAGCTTTCTAAAGCCAATTCGGAAGCTGCTGACTACAAGAAACAGTTGAGAGGTAAGCAGAGTGAGGATGAAGCTGCTGCCGCTGAACAGAAAGCAACGATGGACAAGCTGACACAGGAGAACGCAGACCTCAAACGTTCTATGGCACTGTCAGAGAAGAAAGCAAAACTTCTGGCTATGGGCTATGATGAAAAACTTGCTGATGACACCGCTACAGCAATGGTAGACGGTGACATGGACAAAGTTATGGCGAATCAGACTAAATACCTTGAAGCCCGTGAGAAAGATATTCTTGCCAAAAAGATGAAGGGTACTCCCAGACCTGCTGCGGGTTCTGAGAATACTGGTGGCATGGACTATCAGAAGAAAATCGAAGAAGCACAGGCAAGCGGAGATTTGACCGCAGTTGCCTACTATACACGTCTGGCAGCACAGGACGCTGCCGATCAGACAGAATAATGAAGGAGTGAATGAACAATGGCAGACGTATTTGCAACTAGCTTCGGAGTCCTGAACTACTCCGGTATGCTTTTTAACAAGGGTAATGTTAAGACCCCTCTTAGTTCTATTATTGGCTCTAAAGCCAAAACTACCAATCATGTAGAGTTTGTGACTGGTCAGGAATACAGTTCCGGTGGTAACGGTTCTCAGCCGAAGATTACTGAGAATCAGTCTCTTACTGCACCGGACGCTTCTGTTACTACCCGTGAACAGAAAACCAATGTGACTCAGATTTTTCAGGAGTCTGTAGGTATCTCTTACGGTAAGCAGAGTAACATGGGTACTCTTTCTGGTATCAATGTTGCGAATCAGCAGGCGAACCCGATTTCCGAACTGGATTTTCAGGTTGCAGCTAAGATTCAGAAGGTGAACCGTGACATTGAGTACACTTTCATCAACGGTGTTTACCACAAGGCAACCAGTGATGATGATGCCAACCAGACCAGAGGTCTGATCCCGGCAATTACTTCTAACACTATGGCAATGAATAAGAAACCTCTGGGACTCTGGGATATTGCGGATATGGTTAAGAAGATTTATGGTGCGAACGCACCTACTGAGGGACTTGTCCTTTGGTGTGATGCCGTGACTCTGTTCCAGATCAATGCTGATGCTGTTCAGAATGGTCTTACTATCGTACCTGCTGCCCGTGAGATCAATGGTATCTCTCTTTCCAGTGTGGTAACTCCGATCGGTGTTGTTTATCTGCATCTGGGTGAGTGCTTACCTGCGGGTACTGCACTGCTTCTGAACCTTGATGTACTTGCACCTGTATATCAGCCTGTTCCGGGTAAGGGTAACTTCTTCCTTGAACAGCTTGCTAAGACTGGTGCGGGTGAGAAGTATCAGCTTTTCGGTCAGATCGGTCTGGATCACGGTGCTGAGTGGTATCACGGTAAGTTCACAGGTATCTCTACTACCTTTGAGAAGCCTGCGTACAGCCGTTCTGTATTTGTGTCTAACGCTGCGGATATCGGAAAGGCAAGTTCTTAATCAGTAAAGAGTAAAGGAGGTGGGCGGTATGACTACCGACATGAAGTTGAAGATGCTGAAAAGCATGACTGACGAAGAGGACAAAGACGTACTGTCCACTTACCTCAGTCTTGCTGAGAAGGTGGTACTGCAAAGAGCATATCCGTATGCGAATGTCAGTAAAGTACCGATGAAATACGATGCAGTCCATGTAGAGATTGCAGCATACATGATAAATAAACGTGGAGCAGAGGGTGAAGTAAGCCACAGTGAGAATGGAGTGTCTCGTACCTATGAGGACGGAGATATCCCACCTTCTCTCCTTAGAGCAATTACACCAGTAGCGGGGGTGCTGTAATGAGACTGATGAAACGGAATCAGACAGCAATCTACTACTGTCTGTATAAGGGAAAAGAACCTCTTCTTGATGAAGATGGGAATGAGACAAGTGAATACCGGGTTCTGTATGAAAGACCTGTAAAGCTGATGTGCAGCGTGTCACACGCTACAGGATATGCACAGGTGAATATGTTCGGTAACTTGGACAGTTATGACAAGGTTCTGATTACGGACGATATGAATTGTCCGATAGACGAAAACACAGTCCTGTTTGTGGATAGTAAGCCGGGTTATCGGCAGGGTAAGCCTGCTTTCGACTATACCGTAAAACGGGTTGCGAAGTCTCTTAACACGATCTCTTATGCAGTATCGAAGGTGAAAGTCTCATGAGTAACAAGGTTATCAAAGTTCAGCTTACCGAACAGAGCATAGACAATGCGATAAAGGAACTAGAGGACTATAAGAAGTGGCTGAAAGAAAAGACTCAGGAATTTGTGAAAGTCCTTGCTGATGAAGGGATGCAGATTTCCAGAGCAAAGTTTCAGTCAGCTACCTATGATGGTACGAATGATGTTTCAGTATCGGTTGAAAGCAGGGGAGAGAACAAAGCTGCGGTAGTGGCTATAGGCAGTTCCGTTCTTTTCATTGAGTTCGGTACAGGTGTGAAATATCCTGATTCCCACCCGGAAGCCGGGAAGTTCGGTTTTGAGCATGGCGGTTATGGACACCGCTTGGGACGGCTTGAAAAAGGATGGAGATATCAGGGTGATCCCGGTACAAACGGTGAGGTGATAGCCACCGGGAAACACGCAGGAGAAATTCATACCTATGGTAATCCTGCAAACATGAGTATGTATTATACAGTTCGTGAACTGGAAGAAAAATTTGAGGAAATAGCAAGGAGGGTGTATCGGAGATGATTGATTGTGAAAATGAAGTCTATACCCGTATCGTTAGGATGCTTCGTGAGAAGTTTCCGGGAATCAACGTGGCGGGCGAATATACAAAGACCCCTTCTTCTTTCCCTCATGTGAGTATTACTCAGAGTGATAACAGCACGATTGCTGACAAGCAGGACACAAGCGGTAAGGAAGCTATGTCCCTTGTAATGTTTGAGATCAATGTGTATTCAAACAAGTCTGAGGGTAAGAAAACGGAATGTAAATCCATAGCGAAAGCTATTGATGAAAAGATGTTCTCCATGAATTTCAGGAGGTTGGCATTTACGCCAGTCCCAAACTTGGAGGACGCAACCATATACAGAATCATCGCCCGTTACTCAGCAGCAACGGACGGTGAAAATTTTTACAGGAGGTAAAGAGCAATGGCTATTAGTACATTTAAGACCTTTCTTATGCACAAAAAGGAAGTGTCTACCTATGAGAAACTTGTGGACATTACGGAGTTCCCTGATCTGGGTTCTGACCCGGAACTTCTGGAAACAACCACAACTTCTGACCGTATGAAAACCTACATCCTTGGTATTCTTGGAAACGAAGGTTTGAAGTTCCCGGCGAACTACGATCATACAGCGTACAAGGCGTTAAAGAAACTGGAAGGTAAGACTGACGGTTACGCTGTATGGTTTGGTGGTACTGACAATGAGGACGGCACTGTGACTCCTACGGGTACAGACGGTAAGTTTTCCTTTGACGGTCAGCTTTCCGTTCATGTGACTGGTGGTAAGGTCAATGAGGTAGTCGGTATGTCTATCACTATCGCACCGTCTACGGTCATCAAGGAAGAGTAAGAACAGTTAATTTTAAGAATTAAAGGAGATAAGAGCAATGGCTAAACAGATTATTTTTTCCTACGAAGGTAAGGACTACACACTGGAATACACCAGACGTACTATTCAGCAGATGGAAGCGGAAGGGTTTGTTGCGGATGACATTGAAAAGCGTCCGATGACTCTTCTTCCTGCTTTATTTGCAGGTGCTTTTAAGGCACATCACAGGTTCGTGAAGCAGGAGGATATTGATAAGATTTTTGCGGGTATGCCTGACAAAGAGAGTCTTATCGGTAAACTTGCAGAGATGTACAACGAACCGATTATGTCTCTGATGGACGAACCGGATGAAAAGACGGGAAACGTGGAGTGGGTGACTTCGTGGTAACGGGGGAGTCCACCGACAATGACGGGGACGGGCGTGATAACAACCGTCCGTCCTCTTTTCGTTACACGGAAAGATTTGAGGAAGAGTGCGGGTATTACTTATCCATCGGCATGACCTATCAGGATTACTGGGATGGGGATGCAGCAATGGTTAAGTTCTACCGGGATAAGCACAAACGAGATTTAGACAGACAGAACTTCAACCACTGGATGCAGGGTATGTACATCTATGAAGCATTGGTTGATGCTTCTCCGGTATTCAATCCGCTGAGTGAAAGACATGAGCCGTTCCCTTACATGAAAGAGCCTATCCCTATTACGATGGAAGCTATTAAGGAAACTGAGGAACGTCAGAATCAGCAGAAGATGAAGAACGGTAAGGATGCTATGAGAGCATGGATGGTTGAATTTAATAAACGATTTGAAGAAAAACAGAGGGAAGGAGGGGAAATAGACAATGAGTGTTGAGATTGAAGGTCTTGAGTTTCAAGTAGAAGCAAAATCTGACAAGGGTGCTGACGGGATTGATAAACTGGCGAACAGCTTTAAGAATCTGAAAAGTGCTATCAAGGGTGGAGCGAATCTGAATGGTTCTATCAAGCAGCTTGAAAAACTGAATCAGGCGTTGAGTGGACTGCACACAGATAAACTGGAAGGTCTTGGCAGAGCAATGGAGTCTCTTAACAAAGCAGGTAATATCAAGATTCCTGCATCTGTACCGAAGAGAATCTCTGAAATCGGAAATGCAATGAAAAGTATCAGTCAGTCCGACATTGATCGTATGGAAAGCATGAGCAGAGCCTTACAGGGTATGCAGGGTCTACAGAATGTCCGTGTTCCGCAGGTGAATACAGGCGGTACAGGATCGGGAACACCGAACCCGGCAGACATTAACACTGAGCCTGCTTCGTCTGGAAGATCAACGTCCCACAGCGGTACTCAGACTGAGGACGTGAGCAATACTGGCGGTGCTGATAATGGCATGAGTCATGCTGACAGTCAGCTACAGGAAGTGACACGATTCGCAGGTATGGCACGAACGGCACTGTCTGGTGTCAAGAAGGTCATCGGTGAGATTGGTGGTCTGACAGGTATCTCTTATGTGGGACAGCAGATTGGAAGCCTATCTCACAAGATTGGACAGGCACTTGGAAGTCTCAGGACGATGTATTCAGAGTTCAAGAAGTCTGGCGGTATTCTGGGTGCTTTCGGAAGAACCATCAAAGCGGTTGCAACAAACCTTGGTTCTAAACTGGCGGCAGGAATGAAGCAAGTTACTTCTTCCCTTGGGAACGCCTTTACCTCTAAGGTACACAATGCGACAAGTGCTTTGGGAAGTTTCCTTTCTTCCATCAAGCGTATTGCATTATACAGAATGATCCGTTTTGCAATGTCTCAGCTTACGCAGTGCTTTAAGGACGGTATCAATAACCTGTACAACTACAGTGCTTTGATGGGTGGAACATTTGCGAATAGCATGAACTCCCTTGCTACGAACGCACAGTATTTGAAGAACAGCATGGGTGCTATGGCAGCACCTCTGATTAACGCTCTTGCACCTGCGATTGATTTTGTAATTGGTAAGGTTGTGACACTGTTCAACCTTCTGAATCAGTTGTTTGCAAGACTCACAGGTTCTAAGACCTACACGGCAGCAAAGAAAGTTGCAGCTACCTACGGTGGTGCAGCGAAGGATGCCGCAGGCACAGCTTCTAAAGCAGCAAAGAAAGCCGCTGATGAAATCAAGAGATACACCCTTGGTTTTGATGAACTGAACATTCTTGGTGACAAGAATAAGGATAGTTCTGGTAGTGGTGGCGGTGGAGGTGGCGGCGGTGCTTCTGCACCGGACTACGGTTCGATGTTTGAGGAACTTCCGATTGACAACTCTATCAGCGAATTTGCTGACAAGCTGAAAGAAGCATTTGAAGCAGGTGACTGGAAAGAACTTGGTACGATCCTTGGAAATAAATTCAATGAGATCGTGGATAGCATTGACTGGGCGGGCTTCGGTAAGAAGGTTGGATATGGAATCAACGGTGCTGTGCAGACAGCGTACTGGTTCTTGAAAACGGCTGACTTTAAAAATCTGGGTAATCATGTAGCTGAGTTCCTTAACTCCGCATTAAGTGAGATAGATTTTACCTTTGTCGGACGATTGCTTGTCCGGGGATTCACAGCAGGTCTGGATTTCCTGAGAGGGGCACTTGGCGGTCTGAACTGGAAACTGGTTGGAAAGAGTTTCGGAGATTTCCTCCGGGGGGCTTTCAATGAGATGCAGGAATGGATTGCCGGGATTGATTGGAGTGGTGCAGCACACGCACTGTGGCAGAACACTAAGGATTGTATTGCAGGTATTGACTTTGCTTCTCTGGCACAGTCTTTCTTCAAACTACTTGGTACTGCTATGGGTGCAGCGGTAAGTTTCATTGCTACCATCGTATCTGATATCTGGAAGGATATCACCGGATATTTCCAGAAGTACCTCACGAATGATGACGGTACGAAGAAAACGGGTATCGACTGGGTAAAGGGTATCTGTAAAGGTATCGTTGAAGGTGTCAAGAGTATTGGCACTTGGATTTATGACAATGTATTCAAGCCGTTCATTAATGGCTTCAAGTCTGCGTTTGGTATTCACAGTCCTTCAACCGTTATGGCTGAACAGGGTGGATATATCGTAGAGGGCTTACTAAAGGGTATCAAGGATGGCATTGGAAATGTTCTTTCCTTTATCGGAGATTTCCTTACCGGAATCAAAGATAAGATTTCTGATGCTTGGGACAAGATCAAGTCTACGGCTTCTGAAAAATGGGGTCAGATCAAGTCCGTTCTCTCTGGTGCTTGGGAGAATATCAAAACCACTGCCGGGGATATCTGGGGTAAAATTTCCTCTACAATCTCTGGAATCTGGGGCGGTATTAAGACTAAAGCTTCTGAAACTTGGTCGGGATTGAAAACTACCATTTCTCAGAAATGGAGTGAGATCAAGACAAACACAAGTCAGACTTGGGAGAACATCAAGACCACTCTGGGGAATACTTGGCAGAATGTTAAGACCACGGCAAGTACCACTTGGACGAACATCAAAACGTCTATCAGCACTGCATGGTCTAACGTGAAGTCCAATACTTCTACAGTTTGGAGTAACATCAAGTCAAACCTGAGTACCACTTGGACGAACGTGAAAACTACCGCAGGAACTACTTGGACGAATTTGAAATCCACGATTTCTACAGCTTGGAGCAACGTGAAAACGAACACCTCTACTGTATGGTCTGGAATCAAGTCAAACCTGAGTACAACATGGTCTGGTGTGAAGAGTACGGCAAGTTCTACTTGGTCATCTCTGAAATCTACTATTTCTACGAAGTGGAATGAGATTAAGAGTAATACAAGTTCTACATGGAGTACGCTGAACAGCAGCCTGAGAAGTTCTTGGAGTACCTTGAAAAGCAATGCAAGCAGTAGCTTCCAGAATATTAAGACTACGATTTCCGATAAGATTAACAGTGCGAAAAATGCCGTCAAGGATGGCATTGACCGTATGAAGTCTTTCTTCAATTTCCATTGGAGTTTACCTTCTATCAAACTTCCGCACTTTAGTATCTACGGTAACTTTAGTTTGAACCCACCATCCATCCCTCACTTCTCAGTGTCTTGGTATAAGACCGGAGGTATCTTGGAAGGGGCACAGTTGTTCGGCATGATGGGTAACACCATGCTAGGCGGCGGTGAAGCAGGACGTGAAGCAGTTCTTCCTTTGGAGAATCATACGGAGTGGATGGACACTCTGGCTTACAAGGTGAGAGCAGGGCTTACAGGTGGAAGTCAGGATTCTATTGCTGATGGAGTTCGTGAGGGTATGTATGACGCTACTGCCCGTCAGAATGAACTTCTGAAAGAGCAAAACGAACTGTTACGGCAGATCGCAAGTAAGGATTTCACTGCTGAGATCACTACAGACTCTTTCACAAAAGCTATGAACCGTAAGAATCAAAGGGATGGTAAAACCATCATCCCGGTAACAACGTAAAGGAGGGGTATTATGGCTGACTACAATCCAATACGATCCGTGGACGGTAAGGCTGTCAAATGCCCTTCCGGTTATAAATATTCACTGAATGATATTTCAGCCAGTGATGCAGGACGAACCGAAGATACGAACATGGATAAGAAACGAATCGGTCAGTGTGTGAAGTTGGAGATGGAATGGCAGAATGTTTCGATTGAAGATGCTGCCGCTATCATTCAGGCATTTGATCCTGAGTATGTGAAGATTTGTTATCTGGATGCCAAACTAGGCAAGTACCGGACAAGCGAATTTTACACAGGTGATAAACCTGCACAGCTTTACAACTCCCGCAAAGGAATATGGAGTAGCGTTTCATTCAACGCAATAGAAAGGTCAGGTAAGCACTAATGTATAAGGTATCACCGGAGGTCAAGAACCTCTTCAACAAAAACTACATACAGGTTGCTGACATTACCGTAAACGGTGTGAATGAGTCCTTTTCGGTTGCTGAGAATGAGATCGTTCAGGGAAGTTTGAGTATAGACCGCTACAGTGTGTCGAACTCAAAAATTGAGGTGGGTTCTGCGGTAGCTGCGGAACTCACACTCAAATTGAAAAATGATGACGGTAAGTATGACAATACCGTTTTTGAAGGTGCAGAGGTATTTGTAAAAATCGGTATCAAGAAGTGGGATGCACACCGATGGGAAAATGCAGTGATTCACTGGATTCCATGTGGTTACTTCACGATTGATGAACCGCCACGGGCTTTGTCCACTATTACAATCTCAGCACTGGACAGGATGATCCTGTTTGACAAGACAGTGGACATAAGCAAGATGTCATTCCCGATGACGGTAGCTGATCTGCTGAATAAGATTTGCACCATTTGTGGTGTGACAATGGCAACGGATATTACCCGGCTGCCGAACAAAGATTACCAGATCACAGCGTACCCGGAAGGTCAGGACTTGACCTACCGAACATTACTACAGTGGTGTGCGGCACTGACCGGAACGTGTGCCTTCATGAATTATGACGGCAATCTGGAATTGAAATGGTATGAGCAGACTGATCTTACAATCAGCCCTTCCGAAAGATACAACAGTGATATGCAGGAGAATGATGTAGCCATTACAGGTATTTACTTCAAGGATGCTGCAAACACAGAGTACATTGCCGGGACGGATGATTATTGCTTGGATTTATCCAGTAATGGTCTGCTACAGGATAATGTGCAGGTGGTACTTGATACTCTGTATGTTTCCTTGAAGGGATTTTCCTATAGACCATACACAGCAACTATTAAATCTGCACCGTACATCTACCCTATGGACATGATTCACTATGAGGATGCAAAGGGTGAGGTGCATGACACGATTATTACGAATGTGACATTCGGAATGAATCTCAGTACCAGTATTGCAGGTAAGGGTGAGACAACTCAGAAACAGAAATACTCTCAGAGTGGAGGGCTTACCAAACAGCAGGCAACCATTCTGGAAAAGCTGAGAGAAAATCTGGACAAGGCTATGACTGCGAAGGAGCAGGCACAGCTTGAATTGAACAGACTTTTGAGCAACAGCTTGGGTCTGAACATCGTAACGATTCCGCAGGATGACGGAACACAGATTTATTACTTCTGTGATGGTGAGACTCTTGAAAGCAGTAACATCATCTACACTTTCAAGGCAAACGGCTTTGCTTGGACTAAGGACTGGAACGATGGCAACCCAGTATGGAAGTACGGTTTCAGTAAGGATGGTAACGCTATTTACAATATGTTGGCAGCTTACAAGATCACTACTGAATATCTGGAAGCAGGTTGCGTGACGGCTGAGAAGTTGTCTGCTGAATATAAGCAGAGCGTAACTAATCAGATGAAGGAAACGGTTGACGGTAAGTTGACTGACTACAGTACCACGGAAGAAACAAAGACCCTGATTAAAAGTGATGGTGATGCAATCCGAACAGAAGTTGCGGAAACGACTACTACTATCACGGATACGATATCTGACAATCTTGCACAGGCAAAGGACTATACCGACAAGGTACATCAAGAAATCACAACGGAGTACGGTACGAAACTGGATCAGACTTCTAAGAATTTTAACCTGTCTGTAAATAGTCTTTCAGATAGGGTGACTGAGCAGGGCAATGAAGTCAACAGCTACAGGGAAGAGTTGGAAACCTATTTTGACTTTGGAAATGATGGCTTGCAGATCGGTAAGAAGATCAACGGTGAGAATCAGCAGTATTCGATCAACATTGACAATGAGAAGATGGGATTCTTGCAGGATGGTTCTGAGGTTGCCTACATTCGATACAACAAACTGCATATCAACGCTGTAGAAGCTATGGACAGATTGTCTGTGGGTGCTGCGGCAGATGGTGGTTACTTCGATTTCATTTCTACAGAGTACGGAATGGGTGTGAAATGGAGAGCCGTGGAAAAGACGGATAATGCCAGTATCGCAAGCGTTATGAGGATTCCACGAAGGGCAAGAAAATACGTTCCAGTGGTGGATGATGACAATATCTTTCAGATGGAGGTGAGTGAAGAATGAGTGCAACAAGTAAAACGTTTTGTAACAGTGTCGGATGCTATGTGGTAGCAAAGGGTTCTGTGAGTGGAGATACTACAAAGATATATTTGATCTGGGAAGCAAGTCAGGGGTCTGAATCTGGTTCGTATGTATGGTCTAGTTGGATAAACGGTAAAGCGTGTCCTCTTAAAGTGAAAATAGACGGTTCTGAAATAAGCCTGTCTTGGACAAAGAATAAAACAGATAGTGCCATAAATGAAGTTAAGGTAGTTAAAGCAACTTCTTCTACATTTACAGTTAATAAACCATTCTTCAAACTTTCATTTTATAACGGAAATCAGTGGATAGAATATGATTTTTCGATGTATGACATTGAAAATGCACCGACAAGTGTAAGTGCCGATGAAATTACGATTGACGGTAAGGCTTCCTCTATAGCGGAGTTTAGCAACTACCTTGGTACAAAATCCGTGGACGGATCACTGAAAGTTACATGGAGTCTTGGAAGTCACAGTTACAGTAAAACTGTCAAGAATGTCTACAACACCAGTTATGTGATCCCGGCTTCGTGGTTGGATGCAATTAGCAATGCTTCTCAGGCGTATGCAGGAGGTAAGGTTACAGTTGCTATCATCTACGGAAGTAAGGTCTACAGCACGATATCAACAACATTCACCTGCATTGTTTCAGATACATTCTTACCTACAATCAGCAGTATCACTTTAGCGGATAAAACGAACACGCCAGTCCCTACAAGTTGGAACAAAGTGTTTGTTCAGAACCAGAGTGGTATCAGGGTATCAGCAATTACTTGTGCAGCCAGTCAGGGTGCTACCGTCAAGCGTATTAAGCTGAGATTGGACACACAGTATGTGGAGCAAACTTACAGTACATCAAGCCTACCTCAGATCAATAGAATCACAAATAGCGGTTCTCTGGAATGTGAGGTCATCATTACGGATAGTCGTGGACGAACTTGCAGTAAGACTTGTACGGTAAATGTTCTTCCGTATGATATTCCAAAATTCACTCTGATTGAGAGTGACCGATGCAATAAGTCTGGTGAGATGGATAATGACGGAACTTATTTCCTCAGTCAGAGTGCGGTAGAGTATTCCTCTTGTACCGGACTGAACAGTATCACAATCACAGCAGAGTGCAAGAAAACCGATACCTCAGAATGGTTGAACAAAAAGACCATTAAGCCGGGAAACAATGTTCTTGGAGGGGAATTGGACACTGAGTTTTCTTATGATGTGAGGTACGTTCTGAAAGATGCTTTCAGTACGGTTACTTACATAGATTATGTTTCTACAGCAATTTATCTGATGCACTTCCTACATGGAGGACGTGGCGTAGCGTTCGGACAGAAAGCAACGATGGACAATACTCTGGACTGTGCTTTCAAAGCACTGTTCCGTGAGGATGTAACGATTGTGAAGAAAGACGGTACGCAGGTTTCTATGAGAGAGGTATTGGAGAAGTTGGGATTTTAAGGGAGGTGAAGGATAATGGCAACGATCATTAAAGAGATTGAGGTGGATGTGTCTCAGCTTAACCGTTTTGCTGCGATTGTAGCAAAGCAGTACGATAAGCAGTCCCGTTTCTTGAAGGTGACTCTTCTGGACAGCGGTGAGCGTATCAAAGTGGAATCTGCATCTACCGCAGTCATCAATGCAAGACGTGAGGATGAAGCGGCGAAAACCTTTGAGGGTACAGTCAATGCAGACGGTACGGTAACTGTCCCGCTGACCTACTGGATGTTGCAGCTTGACGGCACTGTGAAGTGTGATATTTCCATCATCACGGCAAATAAGACGGTACTGAGTACCACGCTCTTTGAACTGGAAGTTCAGGAAGCGGCAGCACCGGATGACTCTGAGATTGAGAAGGATGACGATTACGGTATTCTGATTCAGCTTATCGCAGATGTGCAGGCTATCAAGGATGCAGAAGCAAAACGTGTCACTGCTGAGAACGGTAGAGTTTCGGCAGAGAAGAGTCGTGTTTCTGCCGAAAATTCCAGAGTCAATGCAGAGACAGCCCGTGTCAATGCGGAAACCGCAAGGGTAAAAGCGGAACAGGCAAGGGTATCTGCTGAAAATTCCAGAGTGGATGTTGAAAGCAAACGAGTTACCGCAGAGAAGGGTAGAGTCGATGCAGAGTCTAAGAGAGTAGTTGCTGAGACTGCAAGAGTTCAGGCAGAAACAAAGCGTCAGCAGGACACTTCAAAGGCAATTACAGATTGCAACACTGCTACTGAATCTGCATTGAAAGCGGCAGCTACTATGATGATCGTCAACGATGATACCGGGAAAACCTATCAGGGTGCAATCAAGGTGATGGGTGGTAAGCCAGTATTTGAGTATGACGAAGTTGTTACAGGATAAAGGAGGATAAGACAATGAGCAATCAGTTTGGTTTTCTCTCTGACGATACGTTCGCAGAGAAGATGGACACTATGAACCAGTTTCTTGCTGCGATTGCAACCGGACAGGGAGGTAGCCTGAAACCTACATCTTGGAGTGATGTACAGGCACTTGTCCGTAAGGGACTGGCAAGCAAGGTATTTGCTGTAGGAGATCAGTTGACCTGCCAGAGAGGTAACACAACTCTGGTGTGGGATATTATCGGTTTTGATATTGATACCCCGGCAGACAAGCAGTTCACTCACAGCATGACTTTACAGCTTCATGAAGTATTTGACTTCGTACAGTTCAATGCCCCGGCAGCTATGTATTATGCGGAAGAGGAACTTGCCGCAGGTACATATCATGTAACTCCTAAGAACGGTTGGAGTGGTGGTATGGGTAATGGTAAGACTTACCAGTTTACTCTTACGAAGGCAGTTCCGAAGGGAGGACAGATCGTATGGAACGGTGCTTGGGATCAAGACCCATTGAAATACGACATTAAGACCTATTCCACTCCGACAAGCACTACAGTCATTGAAACTGTAAAGCCTACGGAAGGTACAGGAGGTACGGAACTGGCAACTCTGAATAGCGGTCAGAGAATGTGCTACGGCTCTAATAATTACAAAGAGTCTGCGGTTCGTGAGTGGTTGAACAGTGACAAGGCTGTGGGTTCTGTTTGGACACCTGCTACCAATTATGACAGACCTCCTTCTTGGGTTTCCAATAAAGCAGGTTTCATGAATGGAATGGATGCAGACTTCCTTGCTGTTATCGGTAAGACCACAAAGGTTACTTGCCGTAATAACGTCACTGACGGTGGTGGTTCTGATACTACAAAGGATAAATTCTTCCTTCTTTCCAGACGTGAGTTATTCATGGGTGATGAAGTAAGCAGTATTAAGGAAGGTGAGCCGTACCCTTATTACTCTGATTATTCCGATTATACTTCCTCGAACACGGGTGCTGATAGTAACCGTGTGAAATATAAGAACGGTAGTCCGCAGTGGCAGTGGGAGCGTACCCGGAACGCCGGGAGCAGTAGCAGCGTTCGTTGTGTGAACAGTGCGGGTGGTCTGAACAGCAACCATGCGCACAACAGCTATGGGGTTGCCCCGGCTTGTAACGTAATCTAAGATCAGAAATCCACCCCGTTAGGGGTGGGAAAGGAGTGAGGAAAATGTCAGTACCGAAGTCGAAGAGAGGTACTTCAAAGTTGGAAGTAATCACAAAAGCAAATGAGTTGGCTACACATACCATCCATATTTGCAGTAATGAGAGTTGCTTCCCGAAGAGATACCGTTGGTGCATCACGGCAAAGATCGTAGATGCAGCGGTAGAAATCAGCAGGCTTATCAATATGGCAAACTCCGTATATGTGAACCCGGAGTCTGAACACTGGAAAGCCGACTGGGAATTACGGAGAGGATATCAAGTTCAGGCTTTGGCACAGACATATTCCTTGCTTACCATGATGGATATTGCTTACCGTACTTTCGGAATCGAAGGTTCTAAGATGGACTACTGGACAGGACTTGTAATCAATGTCCAGAACCTTCTTCGGAACTGGAAGAGGTCTGATGAAAATAGATACAAGTAAATGATATAAGGTTGACGATTGTAAGATGTGTGTTTACCCCGAACGCCGGGAACAGTAGCAACGTTCGTAGTGTGGGCAGTGCGGGTAGTCTGGGCAACAACATTGCGAACGGCAGCAATGGGGTTGCCCCGGATTGTGAGAAACGCTAGTAATAAAGTAGGCATAGGCTGAAATCAATGCACTCACACAAGGAATCGTCATCCTGACCTGAATATAGTAGGGCGAAAACAGAGTGCTGATGTGATTGCCGTCCTTACGGCAGTATCACTATAAACGGCAACCAATGATTTACGGGAGAAATATACATGATGGAATCCGAAGTGAGAGATGAAGTCTGTGACTTTGATAATCTGTACCGGGCTATGCAGCATTGCAAGAACAACGTCATGTGGAAAGACAGTGTAGCCGGGTATGTAAAGAATGGTTTGGTTAATGTTCATAAGCTAAAGGAGAGCGTGGAGAATGGTACATATAAGTTAGATGCCTATACACAGTTCAAAGTGTATGAGCCAAAAGAAAGAGACATTGTAAGTACAAGAATCAAGGACAGGGTATTTCAGAGAAGTCTATGTGATAACTACTTTTACGATACCATGACAAAATCTTTTATCTATGATAACTGTGCTTGTCAGGACGGAAGAGGAACAGAGTTTGCAAGGAAAAGGTTGATCTGCCACCTACAGAAATATTATCGGAAACACGGTACAGAAGGGTGGGTACTCAAAGCAGACTTGAAGAATTTCTTCGGTAGCACTTCTCATGAACTGGCTTATTCAGCGGTAACGAAGAGGGTCAATGACGAATGGGTGAACGGAGAAATCAAGCGGATCATTGACAGCTTCAATCAAGGTGATGATCCAGAGGTAGGCATGGGTCTTGGTTCAGAAACGACACAGCTTATACAGTTAGCAGTCTTAGATGACTTCGACCATTTTATAAAAGAGCAACTTCACATTAAGCACTATGTCCGGTACAACGATGATTTCATTATCATCCATGAGGACAAGGCTTATTTGCAGGAGTGTTTGATAAAAATTGATGCTTGGATGACCGCAAGAGGTTTGAGATTAAGTCCGAAGAAAACACAGCTTTTCAAGGTGACTCAGGGTATCAAGTTTCTTGGTTTCCGCTTCCGGTTGACAAAGACTGGGAAAGTGGTCATGACCTTACTGCCTGAGAAGTTATCACACGAACGTAGGAAACTGCGGAAGTTGGTAAACAGAGCAAAGCAAGGGTACATGACTAAGGAAGAGGTTGATAGGTGTTATGAAAGTTGGAAAGCCCATGTAGGTAATGAGAGTAGCAAGAAAAGGAAATCTCCGGGTAGGAGGGCAAGGAGAAATTGCCACAACCTCATTATCTGTATGGATCAATATTATAAGAATTTATGGAGGGAAAGCAAATGTTTGGATTTATCAGTGCAAGAGAACAGCTTGTAAAGGAGCGTCAGAAGAACGCTGCTATGCAGGCACAGATCGCAAAGGCGAACAGTGACATTGAATATCTGGCTATGATGGCAGATATTGAGATGGAGCAGGAAGAGGACGAACAGGAGGTACAGGATCATGGCGAAGAAGAGTAAGTTTGAGATGGTGAAGAATTTCTATGACAATGGACTCTGGAAGGAAAAGAGAGTCAGGGACGCAGTAGCAAAGGGATGGATCAGCCCGGAGAATTTCAAAGAGATTACCGGGGAGGACTACGATGAACAGGAGGACTAAAGAGATGATGAAGGATGGAATTTGCACAGCTATTGGAGTTGTAGGAAGCGTGATTGCTTCTCTGTTTGGCGGTTGGGATGCCGCACTGGTAACACTGGTAATTTTCATGGCTATTGATTATGTGACAGGTCTGCTTGTGGCAGGTGTGTTCCATAATTCCGGTAAGACAGAAAACGGTGCTTTGGAGTCCAGAGCAGGTTGGAAGGGACTGTGCCGTAAGTGCATTACTCTTCTGATGGTTCTGGTGGCTACACGCCTTGACCTTGTGACCGGGACGAACTTTATCAGGGATGCAGTGGTGATTGCTTTTATTGCGAATGAGACTATTTCCATTGTGGAAAATGCGGGTCTTATGGGGATCAACATTCCCCCGGCAATTACATCTGCGATTGAGGTACTTAAAAAGAAATCTGACTCTGCGGATAACACAGATCAGTAAGCACAGGGGAGAGTTCTTCTCCCCTCTTCACAAAGGAGTGATACATTATGACGAATCAGGAATTTATTGAACAGGTAGCGAAGTATGTACAGAAGTATGCAGCACAGTACGGAATTAAGGTACATAGTCCGATCATAGCACAGGCAATTCTTGAATCTGGATGGGGCAATTCCAAACTTGCTGCCAGATATCACAACTATTTTGGTTTGAAGTGCGGTACGAAGTGGACAGGCAAGAGTGTCAACATGACTACTCAGGAAGAGTACAGCGTGGGTACGCTTACTACGATCAAAGACAACTTCCGTGTCTATGATTCTATGGAGGAAGGTATCAAGGGTTACTTTGAATTTATTCAGCTTGCCCGATATCAGAACCTTAAAGGAATCACTGATCCGAAGAAATATCTGGAAACCATCAAGGCTGACGGATATGCCACAAGTTCTACCTATGTGACCAACAACATGAAACTGGTTGAACAGTACAATCTTACGAAGTATGATAAGGGGGTAACTATTATGAGTGATAGACAGAAGCCTGTTAATTGGCTTGCACAGTATGTAGGGATCAAGGAAGGCAGTGCAGAGCATAAAGCAATCCTGAAAGTGTTCAATGATTCTGGACTCTGCACACGATACAAGATGACTGTCAATGATGCTTGGTGTGCTACATCTGCGTCTGCGGCTTTCATTGCAACCGGACTTTCCAACATCTTCCCTTGCGTAGAGTGTTCTTGTGAGAATATGATTAACCTTGCAAAGAAAGCAGGAATCTGGGTTGAGAATGATGCTTATGTTCCGTCTACAGGTGACGTGATCCTGTATGACTGGGATGACAACGGTGTGGGTGACTGTACCGGATGGTCTGACCATGTTGGTATTGTAGTGTTCTGTGACGGTTCTACGATCAAGGTCATTGAGGGTAACAAGAATGACTCTGTAGGCTACAGAACTCTTGCTGTCAACGGCAGATACATCCGTGGTTTCATTACTCCGAAGTTCTCCGGTGGTACTTCTACGGTAACTCCTTCTACAAAGAAATCTGTAGATGAAGTGGCAAAGGAAGTTCTGGCAGGTGCATGGGGCAACGGTGATGCTAGAAAGAACGCTCTTACTGCCGCAGGATATAACTACTCTGAGGTGCAGGCTGCGGTAAACAGACTTGCAGGCGGTAAAACTACCACACCTACAAAGTCCATTACCGAAGTCGCAAAAGAGGTGCTTGCGGGTAAGTGGGGCAACGGTGATGACCGTAAGAAGAAACTGGAAGCTGCCGGGTACAATTACTCTCAGGTTCAGGCGAAAGTCAATGAACTGGCAAAAGGCAGCACTTCCAATAAGAAATCTGTGACCCAGATTGCGAAGGAAGTTATCGCAGGTAAATGGGGCAATGGTGCAGACCGTAAGAAAAAGCTGACAGCCGCAGGATATGATTATGCTGCTGTACAGAAAGAGGTCAACAGACTTCTGTAATCACAGAGTTTTCCTTCCCCTCTCATGAGGGTGTACGGTGACTGTAAAGGTATGAATCATAAGGCTTCCAGAGATCATCGGATTTGCACTCAATGGTGGAGTATTGGAAGCGTAATCCGATAACCTACCGTCTTTCGACAGGCGGTAGGTTTTTTGTGGTAAAGAAGTGAGGTTATAGGCTATTGTGAGACGGAATCTATCGTCAGGTTCGTCCCATA